AGTGGAAAAACTGCTGAAGGTGGTTTATCTATTTATGATTATTTTGGTGACCCTACAATGGAAGAGCAGTTTATTAAGATAATGAAGAGAGCAGTACGAAGAGATTCTATGTACGTTTGGTCTCGTTCACTTGTTAGTAAAAAAGATGAGAATCCTTTTTGGAATGGTCAAAGTGGATATGATTTTATCAAAGATGTTAAAGATGGAAAAGTATTCACAGGTAAGTGGAAAAACTATGATATTTATTTAACCAAATCAAAAGATAGTACATTTGATAACTACGGAACATTTAATGATGAGTATGTTGGTTTTACAAACATATATCTTTCAGCAGATGAAGTAAATGAATTACTAGATAATGGTTATTTAAATTCACGTCAAGTTTCTAACATAAAGAAAATAGAAGAATCTTCTACATCTAAAGTTGGTAAGGTAACCAAATATTCTTATATGGTTCGTTGGTATGATAAAACTGAAGGGCTGTTTCCTAATATGTTGAGAGTAATACGTTTAAGTTGTGGACAAGCAGCTGTAAACTTTCCAGCATTAACGGCTAAATTGTTATATGAAAAATATACATCACACGTTAAGCAAGAAGAACCACTAGTAGTTTACGATTCATCGAGTGGATGGGGTGGTAGGATACTTGGAGCAATGAGCTCTCGTAAGAAAATTCACTATGTTGGTACAGACCCCAATCCAGATAATTATTTACCTGAATTGGGTAAATCTCGTTATGAGTATGTAGCAGATTTTTATAATAACAATTGTATAGATAACCATTCAGATAAATTACAAAGTTTTTTTGATGTTGAAACCGAATCTAACACCTATGAACTATTTCAAGATGGTTCTGAGTTGATTAAAAACAATACAGAGTTTCAAAAGTATAAAGGTAAATTGGATTTCTCATTCACATCACCACCATATTTTAATAGAGAACAGTATTCGCAGGATGAGACCCAGTCTTTCAAAGCTTATAAAGAGTATGAAGATTGGAGAGAAAATTTTTTGAAACCAACCTTAAAAACAATTTATGAATACTTAAAGAAAGATAGATATATTATTTGGAATATTGCAGATATCAAAATTGGAGAAAGTACTTATTATCCATTAGAGCAAGATTCTATTGATATACTTAATGAACTTGGGTGTGAGTATAAAGGTAAACTTAAAATGTTAATGACACGAATGGTTGGGTTAGATCCTTCAAAGAGTGGAATTAAAAATGCAGTAAAACATCAAGGTAAATCTTACAAATATGAACCCATGTTTGTATTTCACAAAAAATAATAAGTTATGACTAAAGCAGAAATAGTACAAGAGTTATTAGATAAAGGACATATTACCGCTGAGAAAGCAGTAGTATTGTTAACTAATGAATCTCATGGTGGTATTACGTACATACCATATCAACCAAATCCATATTGGACAACAAGTCCAGATTGGAGTACAGGTAATCTAAGGGGAACTGTTTTCACAGCAACAAACACAAACAATTTAAACAAAAAAGAAGATGAGTAATTTTAAACCATTAGGTGATAGAATTTTGGTAAGACCTAATTCTAATACAGAAGAAAAGAAATCAAGTGGAGGATTAATTCTTACTGATTCAATTAATAGAGGAACTAAGGTATACGGAGAAGTAGTATCAGTAGGAACTGGTATATTTTCACAAGCAGGAGAACGAATACCAATTACAGTTCAAGTGGGTGATAAAGTATTATACACTAAACAAGAAGCAAGTAACACTATTAAGATTAATGGTGAGGAACTTCTTATGTTTAATGAACACGAACTACTCGGATACGAAAGAAATTAAAAAGCTTACAGATGTTATTATCTGTTTGAGGTCCTTCTTCAGTAACAAGGACATAAAAAGTACTAGAGATAGTACATGGTTACTGAGTAACAATAATTAATAAATAAAAACAATTATGAGAAAACTATTATTAGTTGGATTGATGCTCTTAATGAGTATCACAACTTTTTCACAAGTTAGTGGAAAAGTGGTCGATTCTAGTACAAGTGAAACCTTACCAGGTGCAACAATTCTTATTGATGGAACATCAGTAGGAGTAGTGACAGGGTTTGATGGAACTTTTAGTATCGATGCACAGAGTGGTGACACTTTGTTAGTATCCTATTTAGGATACACAACAGTTGAACTATTAATATCTGGTCTTGAATCAGAATATAATATTCAATTAAAAGCTGATATGAATGTATTGGGTGAAGTTGTAATAACTTCTGGTGTAATTGATATTGCTAAGGTGAGAGAAACTCCTGTTGCTTTATCAACTATTTCCCCAATGGACATTCAGTTGAAAGTAGGTAACCAAGAGTTTCCTGAAATCATGAATAAAACTCCTGGAGTTTACGCTACTAAACAAGGTGGTGGTTATGGTGATTCAAGAATATCCCTAAGAGGATTTGATCAAACAAACACTTCTTTCCTAATTAACGGTCAACCTGTTAATGATATGGAAAACGGAAGAGTTTACTGGTCAAATTGGCAAGGATTATCTGATGTTGCAAGTGGTATTCAATTACAAAGAGGATTAGGTTCTTCGAGATTAGCTGTACCATCAGTAGGTGGAACGGTTTCAATCTTTACAAAAGCTGCTGAAGCTAGAAAAGGTGCAGCAGTAACACAAGCATTTGGTAACGATGGGTACACTAAAACTACCGCATCTGTATCAACTGGTTTGAGTGAAAGTGGATGGGCTACATCTGTATTACTTTCTAAGTGGGCAGGAGATGGATATATCTATAATACTAAAGGAGAAGGTTACACTTACTTCTTTGCATTAGGATATGCACCTGAAGATTCTGACCATTCGGTTAACTTTTCTTTCTTAGGTTCTGGTCAAATGCACCATCAAAGAGATGTGTGGGTTTCTATTAGAGATTACCAAAACTTTGGTAAAGAAGGAATTGATAGACGATGGAATTCCAATGGTGGTATTTTAAATGGTGAAGAATTCTCAATGAGAAGAAACTTCTATAACAAACCATTAGCAACATTGAATTGGGATTGGGATATTACTTCTAAACTTAAATTAGCTACATCATTATATGGTTCAGCTGGTAGAGGTGGAGGAACAGGACCACGTGGTAAGAGTTATTACAACGCGGAAACTGATATCTTACCTTTCAGAAAAGATTTAACAGAACACTACTTAGAAAACGGTAGAGGTTCAAGAACTGCTGATGGATTTATCGATTTCGATGCAGTTGTTGCTTACAACCAAGCAAACACAAGTCCTTATAGTGGTACTTTACCATTCACAGGTCAGTTAATCGGTTCTAATGGATTCCAAGATGATGGTGTTAACAGAAGTGCACTTATCAGAAGAGCTTCTATGAACTCTCATGACTGGGTTGGAGGAATTTCTAACTTAGAGTATGAAAGTGGAAATTGGAAATACTCACTTGGTGTAGATTTAAGAAACTATACTGGTTATCATTACAGAACTGTAAATAATCTAATGGGACTTGATGGATATTACTCAACAGGTAATAAGAATTCAGCAGGACAAATTATCAATACTTTGGTGGAAGCAAATCCATTCCAAAATACTGGTATTAAAGGCCCAAAGATTGATTACTATAATGTTGGTAAAGTTGGATGGCAAGGATTTAATGGTTTAGTTGAATATAACAACGAAACTATATCTGCTGTTTTACAAGCTGGTTCATCTAATCAATCTTTCCAAAGAATTGATTACTTTGACCAACCAGATAATCCAAAATCAGATACTAAGAATGTAGGTGGTGGATATGTCAAAGGTGGTGCAAACTGGAACTTTGATGAGAAACAAAATGTATTCTTTAACGCTGGTTTGATTTCAAGACAACCACAATTCGGAGCAGTATTTCCTAACTATGGAAATGATGTAAACTCTGATTTACAAAACGAAGAAATTAAATCATTTGAATTAGGATATGGTTTCATTGGTAATAACTTTAAAGTTAATGTTAATGCATATTCTACTGTATGGGGTAATAGATTCGTTCAACGAAGTTTATCTAATCAACAAGGTGTAGATGGTTCAGCTCAATTTAAAAATATCGATGTATCACACAAAGGTATTGAACTTGAAACTACTTACGACCCAACAGATAAATTGAGATTAAAAGGTATGTTATCAATCGGTGATTGGAGATATACTAAAGATTTCTCAGCAGAATTATTTGATGACCAACAACAATCAATAGGTACGGGTACACTTTATCTAAAAGATGCTAAAGTAGGAGATGCGGCTCAGTTCACATCTTATATTGAAGCTGATTACAAGATTGGTAACAAAATATCAGTTGATTTAGGTTATAGGTTCGTAGATGGTTTGTATTCAGATTATTCTATTACAGATTCAGAATTTACAACACCTGATAACCAAGGAGCTTTAAAATTACCATCTTATGGATTGGCTGATTTAGGAGCAACTTACAGATTCGATTTATTCGGAAACACAAGTACATTCAGACTTAACATAAATAACTTGTTTGATACTTACTACATTGCAGAATCTAATACTAACATCCATGCGGATGCTAGTTCAGAAACTTGGAATGGTGTAGATACGAGAAACTCAGTATGGTTCGGATTCGGACGTACTTTCAATGCTTCTCTGAAAATACAATTATAATACTAAAATAATTAGGGGGTAAGATTAATTTCTTCCCCCTTTTTTTTATTAAAAAATTAAAATTATAACTCCTTATATGAGTAAATTGATAAACCTCTTCGGTGGACCAGGTATTGGAAAATCTTCAATAGCAAATGGAATCACCTATAAATTAAAAACAAAACATATAAGTTGTAACAACCCATATGAATTTCCAAAGAAGTTAGCATGGGATCAAAACATACCAGCAATATCAGATCAACTCTATGTATTTGCAAACCAACATAGAGGAATAGCAGAGTGTTATGGTAAGGTAGATTATATAGTAATAGATTCACCTATTTTATTTTCTACTATTTATCATAGATACTACACAGAAGGATATCCTGCTGAATTTTACGGAGAATCTTTCCATAATTTAGTTATTGATTTACATAGAAAATATGATTGTATCAATATCTTATTAGAACGAGGTGAAACTATACACAATAATGATGAAAGATTTCAGAAATTGGAACAATCAATTGAAATTGATAATTTGTGTAAAAAAGTATTAGAAGAAAACAATGTTCCTTACCATACTATAAAAGTTAATGGTAAATCAGTAAAAAAAATTATGAAATTATTAGGATATTCCAAATAAATTTCGTATATTTGTATAACAAATAAAAATAGATAATTATGAATTTACAAGATGTATGTAAGAAGTTCCGAATCTCGGAGAATTTTCTTAACTCAAAAACAGATGCGTTAGTAGTAGCGGCATCATCATTGAACGATATTATCGGTGAAATAAACCAAACTGATAAAAGAGGTATTGATGAAAATGGTAAACAAACTCTTATTACCAAGCTAGAAACTTTAATAGATTTTCTTAAAGAAGTTAAAAACTCAGGAGTATAAATGGCATTTTTCGAAGAAAAAGAAACACAGGAAGTAAACAATAGTTTATGGGTAGAGAAATACAGACCATCTAAATTAGATGAGTATGTAGGTAACGACCATCTTAAACAAAAGGTTGCAGATTACTTAGAGAGTGGAGATGTTCCACATTTACTTTTCTTTGGTAAAGCAGGAACTGGTAAAACAACATTGGCTAAATTGATTGTAAACTCAATTGATTGTGACCATATTGTTATTAACGCATCTGATGAAAATAACGTAGATACGGTTCGTAACAAAGTAAAGGGATTTGCATCAACAATAGGATTCAGAAATTCAAAGATTGTTATCCTTGATGAGTTCGATTACATGACACCAAATGCACAAGCTATTCTTCGTAACCTTATGGAAACGTTCTCAAAACATTGTAGGTTTATATTAACTTGTAATTATGTTGAGAAAGTAATTGACCCAATACAATCAAGATGTCAAACCTTTCAGATTGTACCACCAACCAAAAAAGATGTTGCAGTACAGATATCTCAAATACTTGGTAAAGAAAATGTTAAGTTCGAATTAAAAGATTTAGTTCCTATTATTGATTCATCATATCCAGATATTAGAAAGATTATTAATACTTGTCAACTAAATTCATCTAAGGGAGAATTGAAGGTTGATGTTAGTAATATATTATCTTCTGATATTAAGATAAAGATAGTTGATTTACTAAAAGGTAACGATGATAAGAGAAATAAGTACATGAAGATTAGACAAGCAGTAGCTGATTCACGTATTCAAGACTTCTCTGAACTATATGGATATCTTTATGAGAAGATTAGTGAGTACGCTGGTGATAATACATCAAATGTAATATTAACTCTCTCAGAAGGGCAGTATAAGGATGCAATGGTGGTGGATAAAGAAATCTGCTTCATGGCTACTATTATACAAATTGTAGGTATCATATGATAAACTTAGAAACAGATTCCCTTAATCATTATGTTCAAACTCTACCAAGATTAATGGTTATGTTTGGAACTGATTGGTGTGGGAATTGTGATATTCTTAAACCAGAGTTTCTTAAAATTTCACAACAAAAAGAAAATAGAGAAACTCCATTTGTATTTGTTAATCCTGATGATTTTCCGAATAGTAGAGAAATGGTTGATTTAACCAACATACCAATGATTGTTGCTTTCAAAGAAGGAAAGGTGTTATCAAGTGAGTATGGAAATAAAAAAGAAATAGTTTCAAAAGTTTTATCGATTTTATTAGGATAATTCATTTATTTTTCGTATATTTACAAAGTAAATGTGTGGGAGTTCCCACAAAATATAAACCTTTAAAATATAAAAGATATGAAAGAACCTAAAGCAGTAAAACCGTGGAGTAACGAAATGTATGATTACAATGATTATGTTGCAGATTTCATGAAGATGGAAATTGAAACACAAATCAATGATAACAAAGATAATTGGGATGTTCTCAATCAACTTATAGATTTGTGTGGTGAGGTTAAATATGGTAATGGATATACTATTGAAGATTTACATGAAGGTTGTTTAAAAGCAGTTGAAAACGTACAGAACTATTGGTTAAATGATGAGTGGAGTTACTTTGTAAGTAAGGGATTAGTTAATGATATAGATTTAAAATTCGTTGGTTATGGAAAATAGTTGGAAGTATAGAGAAATGGGTTCTCGTAATAAAAAGACTGGAAAGTTATCTTATTATGAAGTAACCGTAACAGATTACAAGATATCCGATTGTGAATGCCCAGCAAGGTCATTCCGTTCATATTCTCCTTGTAAACACATGAAACGATTAAACGAAAAACTAACACACCTATCTATATGATATACGACCATGAAAATCCATTAACGGATGAAGAGTTGGAATTGTTAGGTGAAGAGAACTTTGATGATTTTTTAGATTATATAGACCAAAAAGCAGAATATCTTAAACAATTCACAAAACCACTTAGTTCATATCATACAAAACGATATGCATCGTTGGAAGCCGCATCTAAAGGTAAAAAGATTACAGATGAGGAACTTAAAAACGCTAATGATATTGGTAGGAAGAATGAACTAGCGGCAGAAGATAAGGTTACTAGTAAACTATGGAAAGAGAAGGAGATAGAGATGTTAAAGAAAACAGTAAAGAATGTAAAAACAGACCGTTCACAATGGTTCGATTAAATAAAAAAACAAATAAATTATGGCACAAATATTAGGAGGAGCAAATTCTCAACCAAACAAACCACAGATAGACTTTTCAAAAGCAACCGAAATGGAATGTCAAGAATGTAAAGGAACAGTATTCATTCCAGCAAACAAGTTCTTAAAAGTATCTAAATTAGTAACAGGTACACCAAATGATGCAATTGTACCAGTAGAGTTATATCTATGTGGAGATTGTGGTGAAATTGTAGAAGAATTACTTCCAGAACAATTGAAGAACAAAAAGTAAAGTTATGGCAGTAGGGCTATTCGAGCATATTAAAGCAATAACTTCTGTACAGAATCCCAAATATTGGGATACGTTGGAAGATGATGATAAAAAATCGTGGAGTAATTATATGGTACATAGATTCCTTTCTATGAATCCTGAATGGATAGAAGTTCTTTCCGAGATACAACCATACACTCAGACACTCGAACCAAGGTCATTATATTTATTACTAATAGGATTACTACCTAAAGGAAAGTATTATTTAAAATATGTAAAAGGTAAGAAGGCTGATAAATACGAAAGCTTTTTAATCGATTTAGTAAAACAAGACTTCCAATGTTCTTCAAGACAAGCAGAGGAGTACGTTGAAATATTGTATGCAAGTAAAGAAGGTAGAGAGAACATAATGTATATTTGTACCAAGTATGGTATTGAGAAAAAACAAATAACAAAATTAAAGTTAAAACTGTAACACAGATGAGTGAACATACTGAATGTATTTTACCATTTATGCACCTATACGCTCAGGCAGATGGGGAAATGAAACCTTGTTGTATTGCTGGTGGGTTTGATGATCCTTTGAATTTAAAAACAATGGCCATTGATGATGCGTTTAATTCATCTCAAATGAAACAACTCCGTAAAGATATGGAGGAGGGTAAACGAAATAGTGTATGTGATGTTTGTTATAAGAGAGAAGATAAAACAGGCCATAGCCCTCGTACAGATGTGTTCAATAATCATTCTGACTGGATAAAACCAAAGGTTGAAGAAGATTATTCAGTATCTTCTGATTTTCAACATATAGATATCAGATTCTCAAATCTATGTAACTTTAAGTGTAGAATGTGTAATCATGATTTTTCATCAAATTGGTTTGCAGATAGTAAGATATTAAATTCTGATTTTAGTTCTCGTAAGAAAAAAGTATTACGAGTTTCGGATAATATTGTACAAGAACTTATTCCTCATTTATCTAAAATAAAAAGTTTCTACTTTGCAGGAGGAGAACCATTAATAATGCCCGAGCATTTTAAAGTATTGAATTATCTATACGAAACTTTACCTGTAATTAAATGTTATTTAACGAAAGAACGATATAGAAAAGCACGTGATTTAACTATTCATTATAATACCAACTTATCTGTATTGAAATTTGAAGAAAAAAGTTTAATTGATATTTGGAAAGGTTTTAAACGAATCTTCTTATCAATATCATGTGATGGTGTTGGTGAGGTTGGTGAATATCAACGAACGGGATTCTTAACAGACAAATTCCAAAAGAATTTAGAGATTATCAAAAAACACTTTAAGCCACAAAATGTAAAAAATCATTCATCTGATGGTATGTTGTATAATTTTCAATACACAACAACTATAATGAATGTGTATCACATATTTGATTTTATAGAATATATGTTTGAGAATAATAATATAACAGATTCTAATCAAATCGATTTTTGTTATGCTTGGTCTCCTAATGAATATGCATTAAATAATATATCTAAGGATGAGAAGAAAAAGTTAATAGATTTCTTAAATGAAAATGTAACAAAGTATTCTGATAAAACTAAATC